CGGAGCTCTATAATCCTGCCGGCAGTGCTGAAACCGTATTCAAGCGTTCAATACCCGATATCCGCGCCGCGTTCCATGTTGTGAACTATCAGGTGTTCTATCCTGTTACGATCGAGAATGAGGACCTGTCCATGGCGTTCACAACCCAAAACGGTCTTTATAATCTGATTGAGAAGATCTATGAAACCCTGTACACGGCCGACGCTTACGATGAATTCAACGTTATGAAATACCTCATCGCCGAGCATATTCTTGCCGGTCATATCAAGGTTGTTCCTATCCCCCCAGTGCAGGAAAGCGAGACGAATATTCGCACAGCTGTTACCAAAATCAAAGCAACGTCAAACAAGATGAAATTCCAGACATCCGAATACAACCTTGCCGGCGTAAAGACCCACGTTAAACATGAAAATCAGACTATTATAGTATCCGCTGATTTTGACGCAATGATGGACGTTCAGGTCCTCGCCGCAGCATTCAATTTGGAGAAGGCGGAATTCCTCTCAAAGCGCCTGCTTGTCGATTCATTCGGGTCTATCGATATCCCCCGCCTTGCAGAATGTGCTCCGGAACTCTGTAACAATATCGTCTATGATACCGACGGCCACGTCATTTCTGCTGAGCTCAAAAATATACGTGATGAAGACCTCAACCGGCTTAACTCCATTCCGGCTGTCATTATTGACGATGATTATATGCAGATCTATGATCGTCTTATCACTATGGAGGATATCCGCAATCCGAAAGGCCTCTATACGAATGCGTTCCTTCACTGTTGGAAGATTTTCAGTATATCCCCGTTCGCTCCCGCTGTTACTTTTAGTGTAAATGAGGTTACCAGATTGTCCGTATCCGTAACACCGGCAGCAGCGAATACCGTCAAAGGCGGTAACGTTAATCTGCAGGCCGTCGTCACCGGAACCGGATTCATCGATCACTCCGTAACGTGGTCGCTTTCCGGTGCAAATTCGACCGGAACCGTCATCACAGCCGCCGGAGATCTTCATGTCGCAGCCGATGAGACTGCCAAGACGATTACCGTAACGGCAACGTCTAATGAGGACCCCTCACAAAGCGGCAGCTCAACTATCACTATTTCTGACAACGTTTAGTCAGTGAAATGGCAATCTGTAACTGTTTATTTAATTCGGGCCGGAGTGATTCCGGCCCGCCAAATAAAAGGAGATACTGATATGTATGCACCGATTCCCGACGGAGAAGTTAAAGTTTTAACTAACATTCCACTCGATCCGGATTATAATCATACAATATTTTTCGATTCTGAAACAGCTCGTACAGCTTATTTTGAATCGCACTCCAGTAGTTATTTCTCGTTTGATAAAATGATTTATATACGACAGACTGGGCGCGTGCGTGCTCCTGTCTCCGGTGATCTTTTTCAAAACTGTAATTATATGATGTATCGTAATAAACAATATCTTGATAAATGGTTCTATGCTTTCATTAAACAGATATATTATATCAATGATAATTGCTGTGAAATTGAATTCGATATAGATGTAATGCAGACTTATTTTCCGAATTGCTTAATACCTGAGTGCTGGATAGAGCGTGCTCATACTCCTACGGATAACATAGGCGATAACCGCGTTTCAGAGAACATCGATATTGGAGGGTACGATATTGAAAGTACCTCTCAGCCGGATGAGCTCGCAACTGACTGGACTGTTATCATGTATTCTACATTCGATCCGAAAACGTTCCAGGCAAGCGGCGGAACCTTGAATAACGGTATGTATTCTGCACTCGCAAGAACAGCTATCGGTCGTTTAAATATGAATAAAACACAATCTGGTGTAACAACTGCAACATGGGTGGCATCGCCGATTCCTATTATTGAAGATATCGTTAATAACCACGCTGATCTTGTTGAGGGAATAGTCGCGATTATACTAACGCCGACATTCTTTGAGAATAATAGAATTAAACATTTCACAGTAACAAGGCCATCATCGTATACAGGATATACAGTACGAAACAAGAAACTGTTCACTGCGCCTTATCTTGCTCTCTATATCTCTGACGGTGCTTCCAATGGCAAGTTCTATGAATTCGAGGAATTCATAAGTTCCGGCGGTGCAGCCGCACAATTTGGTATATTTTCAGATAATGCGCCGGCCCAATCTGTTATCCTTGCACCGTATAACTATAAGGGAAGCGGCGATAACTCCTTGAATTATTCCGAAATGATGCTCGATACCTCTTTTCCGCAATGTGCATGGGCAAGCGACGCATTCAAAACTTATCTCGCTCAGAATCAAACGAATATCGGGTTAAGTGCTGCTCTCGGCGTTGCGCAAATTGCCGGTGGAGCTATCACTATAGCAGCAACCGAAGGAGCAGGCGCAGCGGTAGGAATTGGAATGATTGCATCTGGGCTAACAAGTATTGCCGGTCAAGTTGCTGACATTAACGACAAGTCGAAGCGACCGCCGACATCTCACGGAAACGTGACCGGCACAGCACTATATATTGCCGGAGAAAAGACTTTTAGAGCGTATGTTATGAGACCGCGCACTGAATATCTAAAGATTATCGATGATTTTTTTGATAAGTTCGGCTATGCAATTAAAGCCTTCGGAAAACCCAACTTTAATGCCCGTCCGCATTGGACCTATTTAAAAACCTCGGACGTTGTTGTAAAAGCGGCTGGTTATGCAGGCAGTGCAAGCGATCGAAAGAAGATCGCACAGATACTTGACCGTGGCATTACGTTCTGGAACAATCCGACGGAAGTCGGAGACTATTCGTTAGATAACACCGTTTAAAAGGAGGTAATTTAATGTTTCTTGCAAATCCTTTCTCAGGCTCAAAGCTTACGATTCAAGAGCGTTTTCAGAAAGAAGCTCAAATAATGAACGTTGATACATATACATATTGGTACGCGAGACTTGTTGAAATTGCTATCGCCGGTTTTGAATGGAAGAACCTCCCTCCCGAAATCGATCCGCGCTTCCTTGAAATGATCCTCTGCTTCGATGGGAAGGCTCTGTTCTATTTCGACGATGATCTCGGAGAGTATGTTGCACTGCAGTTCTTTAATTCGTCAACGCTCGATATATACCGCGAACCGTTCAAACGTACAGCGTTTTCGCCTGCTGTTAATTTCCGGCATAAGGCACTCGATGAAAGCGAAAGTGTTATTATATGGAATAACGGTCTACACCTCCCGGAGATCCTGCCGCTGCGGTTGTATGCTCGACGGATCGCAGAGTGTGAACGAACAATCGACGTTAATGTTAAAGGGCAGAAAACCCCGAAGATAATCCGATCTACGAATGAAGAACGGCTCACGATCGAAAATCTATTCAAGAAATACGATGGAAATATCCCGTTTATTTTCGGTTCGAAAAATCTCGCCGATATGCAGGATATAACCGTACTCGATACCACGGTTCCTTTTGTCGCTGATAAAATACAGATTCTCAAAAGACAGATATTCAACGAAGCACTAACCTATTTCGGGATTGAGAACGCGAATTCTGAAAAAAAGGAGCGCCTTGTATCGGATGAAGTCGCATCCAATTATGGCGGCGTCGATATTGCCCGTCGAACCCGTCTAAATGCTCGAAAGCTCGCTTGTCGAAAGATCAATGAACGGTTCGGGCTGAATATCGATGTTGAATTTGCGTCCACTTCACCGCGTGAACGCGAAACATTAATCGAAGAAACGGAGGATCTCATCAATGAGTAAATACACGTCGCAGCTTCGTTATATATGTGAAGCGAAATCCGGATTCACACCGGAAGAGATCGCGGAAAAGACGATCGATGAAATTATCGCAGCGGCACGAGATGCGATCTTTGATTTTGACTTTCCGATCCATTCGGAAACGTTCCGACCGACGCTTGAAAACGAAATCCTACTCCATTTCTATATGAATGAAATCGGAATGGAAACGTACGGACTTTGGCACTACTACCTAATGCGGAAGCTTCGTGAGATCATGCCGTATTATTCGCAGCTTTACGCGTCTGCCGAACTCGAATTTAATCCGTTTCACGATGTGGAATATACTAAAACACACGACGGCGTATTAACCGGAGATAAGCAGACAACCGGAAACGTACAGCAGCAAAGCGAAAGCGACGGAAACACCACCGATCAGAGCGAAACGGAAACCTCAGGCAGCGGTACTGCTAACGGAACGCGCAGCGAACGCCGGGAAAAGAATATAACCGGCCGAGAAGTTACAGATACGAGGTCCGAAAATGACGGGACCGGATCACTCTCGAAAACCGGATCAAAGCAGATCTCGAATTCGTTCAGCGAAAGCAACGTTTCCCGGGATGCGTATTCGGCGACGCCTCAAACGTCTGTTCGGGGTGTAGAGGGAGACGGATCCGGAGATCCGGATAATAATGTTTCTGATAACTATTATTTGACGGACTACAGGAAGATCACCCAATCGAAGAGCGGACAGAATTCCGGAACGGAAAACACGTCGGACGATGAACAGACTACGACCCATAATGAAGGCGTCGGTAACTCAACGGCAAACAAAACCGGAAACGAAATCGAAACAACCACCGGTACGACAGGCGATAATACAACCTCAACCGGTCACAGCGAAACAACCGGTTCCGGAGCGTCGCACGATGAGACAAGCTCAACAACCGACAGCACCGGAACGGAGATCTATCGCAATACCGACGATTATACCGATCGAATTGCCGGAAAAATGGGAACGGCGTCGTATTCGGCAATGCTGCAAGAATACCGCGAAACGTTCCTCAACATCAATAAAATGGTATTCGATGAGCTCGAATGCCTGTTTATGCAGATCTATTAAAGGAGGATTTATAGTATGAAAAATATTGACATTACAGGATCGTATCATAAACCATTTTGGTTCCCGTTCGCGTCGGTCTACGTGCCCGTTACTCCGTGCGTTCTCGATGGATCGCTTTCCTTTCTTGAAATGGTATGGAAGCTGCTTCGAGATCTTAATAAGACAATCGAAGCAACGAACGCTAACCATACCGATATATTAACGCTTGTTGACGAAATCAACAAGCTGTATGGGTCAAAGCTCTCATATATTGTGGTTAATTTCACACAGCCAAATCCAATGTTAGCTGAAATCACCGCTGACACCGATTATACCGATATAGTCAAGGCTTACGCTGAGGGTATCGTTCTCGGGCAGTTTAATGGAGATCTCTATATCGCTCTCGGTTACGATTCTGATAATAAGGTTGTTTCGTTCTATTCGCTAAACGGGGTAAATCTCCGAAGAATCGAAGATAATGAGAACAGAGTTTCATATTATAATGAACAAATTATCACAAATAACGGCGGTACGATCACAGGAATTCTAAATCTCACACGTATGCCCGCAGCCGGAAATGAGGCTGCTAATAAAAAGTACGTAGACGATCGGGATGTGAACACACTACAAGAAGCTGAAGCATACGCGGATCAGCAGGACGCGATTACGCTGCAGGCGGCGAAGACGTACGCCAATAAGCAGGACACGATCACACTGCAGGCGGCGAAAACGTACGCTGATCAGCAGGACGAGATCACACTGCAGGCGGCGAAGACGTATGCTGATCAGCAGGACGAGATCACGCTGCAGGCGGCGAAGACGTACGCCGATAAGCAGGGCACTATCGCACTGCAGGCGGCGAAAACGTACGCTGATCAGCAGGACGAGATCACGCTGCAGGATGCGAAAACGTACGCCGAACAGAATTTCGTACGTAATAACGGTAATAGCGGAAATACATATGCAAGCAGGGATATAACCGAAGCGGAGTTTACCAATATTCCAACGGCTCCGGACACGATTACCATCACGGCACTGCTTGCAAAGCTCGCGCGTTGGCATGATGAAATCAAGAACAAGATCACACTGCAGGATGCGAAAACATACGCCGATCAGCAGGACGAGATCACGCTGCAGGCGGCGAAGACGTACGCCGATAAGCAGGGCACTATCGCACTGCAGGCGGCGAAAACGTACGCTGATCAGCAGGACGAGATCACACTGCAGGCGGCGAAGTCGTACGCCGATCAGAATTTCGTACGTAATAACGGTAATAGCGGAAATACATATGCAAGCAGGGATAGCACCGAATCAACGTTTACAAATATTCCGGTGGATTCTTCGATTACAATCTCGAACCTACTTGCAAAGCTCGCGCGTTGGTATGATGAAATTAAGAACAAGATCACACGTGCAATAGTCACAATTGACAACGATGTTTATAAATGTGATAAAACATTTGCAATGATGTATGAGCTCATCACCGCTGGGCAGGAAGTACAGATCGCATTTAACGCTAATCCTCTTACTGCTGTTGGAACCTCGATTATGAGATTGGAACGCTACAACAGAACGGAGATCACATTCACCGGCGATAATCATACCTGTACGATCAATAACTCCGACGTTATCACGTTTAGCTGAATCGCGTAAAATCAGCCTGTATATTTATGCAGGCTGATTTTTTCATATCATCACCTAACTTCTCTATAGATGCAGCCGGTATAGGCCTCACCCG